GATGATATTTATGATAAAACAATTTACATTGTAAAATATCACTATTATCAAGAATTGGCTCCAACATTGGGAGAAGAACAATTTTTAAATATGGAGGATGCAAATCAATTTTTAGCTGGTCTTGCACTAAATCCAAAAGTAATTCAATATGATGAAATCATACCTATGTCAATAAAAACATGGTATGATCTTAAAAAATATGAATTAGGTTATAGTGAACCAATATTGTGTTATTATAAAATGTTTATGCCTAACAAGTCCAGTGAGTTTGATGTGTCATTCACTGTTCAAGAAAATGAAAATGATTCTGATACATTTTTTGGCATTGAATTGGATGGTAATAAAAGATATGTTATGCAAAACGGTTATGTAACATATAATTCAAACGGTAAATCAACAACAATTGACTTGATTCATAATACACTCGGAAAATATTCAGGTGTTTTGCCTGTAACTGTTTTAACAAGGAAAAGAGGGGGGTCAGGTAATGCAAATCCAGAATTAGCTGATAAAAAAGGAAAACGATTTTTGGTTATTCAGGAACCAGAACATGATGATACTGTATATGTTGGTCAAATGAAGGAATTAGTAGCTGGTAATGATACTATTTATGCAAGAGCTTTGTATGGTAATCCATTCACCTATAAACCCCAATTTAAGATTGTGTTGATTTGCAATAAGCTACCTCATATTCCATCAAATGATGGAGGAACATGGAGACGTTTAAGAGTAACACCGTGGGAATCATTGTTTGTTGATAAGCCAAAAGCAAAAAATGAATTTAAGAAAGATGGAGAGCTAACAGAAAAAATGAAAACATGGGCTGCACCATTTGCATGGATATTATTGAATGAATATTATCCAAAATATTTAAGTGAAGGATTATGTGAACCACCAAAAGTAACTAAATACACAGATCAATACAAGAAGGACAGTGATTTCTATTATGAATTCTTGTCAGAATGTTTGGAAGAAACAGGTGATGAGGATGATGTTGAAAAAATTGGATTTCTGTATGATCTATTCAAAAAGTGGTATTCTGCAAATTATGGTTCAAAGGCACCACCCAAAAAAGAACTTGTGTCATATATTATTGGTAAAAAGACCTACACTATTGTTAATGATACAATAACTGGAGTTAGAACTAAGCACTTGGATCAGAATGATGATTAGGTAATAAATATCCTTTCAAATTAATTTTCCATTTTGTTATATTGCCAATTTCCATATCATCATAATTTTTATTTGGTATGGGGTTAACTGTTGGGGGTATATATATTGATTTTGCCATTGGATTTCCTCCACTATTTTCAATAGCCATTTTTATATCTGCCACTGTACCTGAAACAGGCACTCTGACGGTCATGTGTTCAGAATATTTATGTTCTGTTTTCTTGCTGGGGTGTGTTATGTAAATACTGTCCGAATAATAATTATCTGATTTAGTGTATACTTTTTCTATTTCAATATCAATGATCATAAATTTATCATTTTTAGGTGTATCATTCCTATATGGCTTTTTAAAAATTAACCATTTTGCTGGAACTTGAGATTTTAATCCAACTTCATACCAAATACTAAATCTGGTTACTCCATGATTAACTATTCTATGTCTGGCTGCTGGGTAACCAAATTGATTGGCAAATGTTCCACAAAATATTACACCAACATCATCTGGCATACTGATCCATCCTTTTTTAACAGAATAAAATTCCATTCCTTTGTGGTCAGATAGTACATTTAGTGAAAATAAACCAGGATCAACATGTTCTGTGACATAATACTTTTGTGGTCTATTTGGAACATATTGAACAAAATCTAATAAACCAGTTTTAACATCATCATACATTAGTAACTGATTTTTATGTTCCACCTTTAGACCAAAAATATTATTAGATAAGATCTGTGTTAAGTGACCCATAATATCATCCATCACAAGTGAAAACTTTTTCATTCCCACAATACAATCATAGACATCATCAGACATATAATTTCCTGTGACTAATCTGTATGTATCTTTTGTTGGTAGGTGAGTGTATCCATATCGATATTCATATTCATATTTTTGCTTATTTGTTTCTGATGAATTAAAAAATGTTTTTACATCTTGTGCAGCTCTATTGACATATTTCTTAAACTTGGAATTCAGATTAACAAAGCACCAACCACAGTTCCTCAGATTCAATTTCACTTCCTTAATTGCATTAGGTTTATTAAATAATATATCAGTTAACTGAACAGTTGTCATCTATTATAAGTGGATAATATGGTATTAGTGATTTGAACACATATGAAGTATGTAATTGATTTTATTTGCAAAACAATAGTATTGAATGACTGATAAATATATATTGTATGATAAAACAACTAAAACATTATTATTAGTACCAGAAGATGATGTTTTAAACAAATTATATTTTCTTGAAATGAGTTTACCAAATAATGAACATATCAAAACATTCTTAAAACAAAATAGCAAATCTGAAATAGCAACAATGATAAAATCATATTCTGATCCTGTCAATAATATTAAAACACTGATCAGTAAAATAGAAACAAAAATACCTTTGTATGATGCATATTCTGAAAATATTTATCTGATTAGCAAATTTAATGTCTATGTCAGAGTTGTTCATTACTCGTATAGATTTCCAGAAAAAGAATTAATGATTGAATTAATTGAAAGACAGTCTGATTTAAAAGCATTAATTAAAACTACTCAAATAGATGATCCATTGGCAATTAGAAAACTCAGGAAATTGGATTTGATGATAGAATTTTTGTCACAACTAGATTTGGATGTATTGTATGAAACATATGTAAAAGTGTTCTATAAATATTCACAATTTGTTGGTAAGGAGGCTACATTATGTAAAAAAAGTTCATTCATTCCATTATTTCATCATATCAAACCATATTACACCAGAAATGAAATTATTAATATGTCATTAAATTTGGGTATTATATTGCCTAAACAGTATTTGGAAATTAGTGAAGTCAATAAATTATGTAAAATTGTAAAAAAACATGAAATGACTGCAACAATGTTAATAGAACATCAACAATATATTATTGATCAAAATTATGTTGGATTTATTCAATATTACACATTGCAAGGAAGTTTTTTTATGAATCAATATTTAAGACATCTAGGTAATACACGATATCAAAATGAATATTTGGAAGGATTAATTACTCCAATGTGGAATTTAGTCAAATCAGCTCCAGCATTTGATGACACTTATACTTTCTATAGATTTGTGCACAGTGATGACTATTTGAGTGAGTTAAAAATAGGTGATGTTTACAAAGAACCTGGTTTTATGAGTACAACCCGGGATCCATTTTATAGATCAGATTTATATCAATTTGGCTTCATATTGCTTAAAATAAAAATTCCCAAGAATGTAATTGGAGTTGCATTATGTTTAGAACTTGTATCCCATTTTCCAGAAGAACAAGAAATTATTTTTCCTCCCAATACATGTTTTAAATTAATTAAAAAAGATGAAGCTGTTCCATATTACCATACAGATGCTAACTTTTCATCAAAGGTTAAAATAAGATATGAATTTGAATGGGTATCAAATAGCGAACCCCAATTTTCTGAAAAAATAGTATACACAGGTGACACTAAAGTGATAAATTTTTTAGCTCTTGAAAAGATAGAAACAATTACACTGGAAGAAAAATTAAATTATTTTGTTTCTAAATATGTTAATCCTTTGTATCAATTCAAAGTAATGATTGGAAATAATGAATTTACAACAGTGGTTGAAAGATATGACAGCACAGGGGCATACAAAAATTTTTATGGTTTGGAAGTAAAAAATGGTATGTCAATTTATACAATTTATAAGGGCTATATTCTCTTTTTTCTTGAACTTGGGGAAACTGATGTGGGTCGACAGATGCATGTGAATTATTATGTTAAATATAGTACCCTTGATACCGACAAAATATTGGGTGATATAAATTTTATTAAATTTGTTTCTAGTGTTGCATATTATTTTGATATACCTAATGTTATTATTTATGCTAATTATATGGCTTGCGACAAAACAATAATTCTTGATGAAGAAATGCAAACAGATGTAATAGATAATCATGGTGTACAGGCAGCAGGTGCAAAACAAAGAGGTTTTGATATTCTTCAAATTAAGCCAACTACTGCTCCAGCACAAATTGTGGGAAATAAGTTACCATCAGATTATAAATTTGTTCAGGGATTGCATGGTGGAAGTTATTGTGTTGACCTGTACCAATATTTGTTAAATGGAACTAAACGATATGAACAATCTGAAATAATGAGCATTGAATTAAGACCTGTTTTCTCTTATTATGATCTCAATATTTTAAAAACTACAAGTGTTGAATCTATTTTACTAAAAGATGACAGAGATGAATGTTATCAAATATTTCATAAAACATATAAGCTGACAAATAATAAACACACAATTGCCAATTTTTACATCTGGTTAAAACAATATCATTGTTATCTTATTGACATTTTTGTTAAAAAAATATCTAGATTGTTGGCCAACAGCAATCCATTTGATAATGACATGTATATTCTTGATCCAGCAACATTTTTGTATAACAGGGGATTAATTAAGAACTATCCAATATATACATCAATTGAATTGAATCCAAATAGAAAGAGGCAGGAGAGTAATAAGAATGAATACAGGTTGAGAAGATAATCATGGCATGATTAGATATGAAACCTGGGGGCAATTTGTTAGAAGAACAAATTTGCCAGCCAGGTTGAGAAGATAATCATGGCATGATTAGATATGAAACCTGTAAGCAAAATAAAATAGCTGGCCAGATTGAGAAGATAATCATGCAATAATAAAATAGGTGATTAGATATGAATCAAATCTAATCATATGTCATAAAATAAACTTATTGTCTACAGCTGCGATATAGTAATAAAAGTATGATAATGACACAAATATAAAATATAAAATTATTTTGGGCATAAGTATCTGCCATACCAAAACCTTCTATTTTTTGACAATCAAATCCTTGTCGGGTGTCATAAGAATACCCCATGCCTAAATTGGGTCTAGTCTGGTCAAGAATAATATTAGTTTTTACATCAGCATTGTTATTTCTGGGTCTTAATTTATTTAGATTATCAAATGATGTGTTAGGTTTAACAGTCATTGGAATTGTATTGTCGACATTAATGTACCATGGATTATCAGACTCTACAAGAACAACAGTTTTGCCCTTGTATTTATTCCATGCATAATCACCTGTTGTATTTATATCATTATTTTCAGTTGTCCAGCTTTGATCATCTGAACTATCACATGATTCAAGAGATAAAGAATCATGATTTGTTGTGACACATTTTTGATATTCTGTTTGTGGACTAATTTGTCCTTCATATATATTCCATTTTTGTTTCTTGTCACCAGTACATGAATCAAAAAATAGTTCTGAACTTGGATTGTTTTGGTATGATAAACACTTGCCATCAATAATTAATTCACCTTGTGTGTTATATGTGACCAACTGATTTTTAGAATGTAATTTTGATTTGGCAAGTGCTTTTGATGGATTTGAAAGTGATTTTGTTATATATTTCCCGTTGGAATCCAATAATTTTATTTTTTCATTACCATCATAAAATGCAGATTGTCTAATTGTTTTCACAGAATTGGGATCATCTGCTAATAAATTATAATTATTCAGTGATAACCCATTGGCATTAATTGTATTATCCATCTCTATT